CTTTGTTATGTGCAGCAAAACTGCCTGTTGCATCTAGTTTACCAGCAATAATATCATCGTAAATCATTGCCATTTGCTCGCTTGTTGGTGCGTAAGTTGTAGAACCTGTTTTTGTTCTTTTATTAATATATTCTTGTTTTGCAAATTCAGTTTCAACAGCATCTAAATCTATAGAAATATTATTTCCAGATCCGTCTAGTGCAGTATAAGTTTTTCCGTCATACTGAATAACTGCAACATTTGAATATAATTGTGCAATAATATCTTCTTTTTGTATTTTCATGCTCCTACCTCAATCAAAGTAATTTGTGCAGGGGCAAAGTTTGCATCTCCAACAGGAGAATAAAAATTATCAGAGCCAGATAATCTGACTGCTCTTATATCATAAGTTAAAGCTGAAGTAGAATTGGGGGAATCTAAATAATGTATTGCCCAACTACCATAAGCAGAAGCATTGTCACCTACATATGTAAGACCATGAGTAGAGTGTCCTAAATTAGTACCTCCTCTAAAAATACTTAAACCACCAACAGTATTACTAACTATATAATAATTTCCCGATGCTAAAATTAAAATTTTACTGCTTGTTGCTGAAGGTGTGATGTTTGCAGTTAATGATGTTGCAAAATAAGTACCTGTATTTGAGGAAACAGTTGTTCTTGTAGTTGTCTCTGCCCGTACAGTTTGCAGAACTTTTCCTAAAGATGCTGTGCTTGTTAAGATCGTTGCATCTGCTGAGTCTGGTAACGTAAAAACTCTGTTATTACTAGATGAAGAGGGTGCTTGTAAGCTGAAAGACCCACCACCTGATGCTGCGTTTAGTTTAATCTTTGCTGTCATAATTAACTTGGCTCAGTAGGAAAGGTAACAGAACTCATGTCTAAATTACCATTTGCGTCTAACTTTGGCGATGCACTTGCGGGTAAATCACGCAAACTTTGACGATATGTTTTCCAAGCTGTAGATAAAGTTAAATCAGAACTAGCTCTCCAATCACAAGCTAATAATAATTTATCTCTTTCAACTCTTAATAATCTCATAGGTTCTAAATTATTTAACCTAGTCACTTCAGCATCTATTTCGGATTCTGTCGGTTTTGTAGAACTATCCAGCCAATTAAAACCAGAATAATCTGTGCCAATCCAAGTCCATTCTTTATTAGGCTTAAGAGAAGAAACAGCATCAATTCTTTTAAAAATCATGCTGCCACCTCAAAAAGAGTAATTGTCGAAGGGGAACTATTTGTTTGTGTTGTAATTGTGCCACCGCCCGCAGGTATTCTAAATTGTAGTTTATAAGTTATAGAACTCGTTGAATTAGGAGAATCCAATATAAAAAACGGTGCATTAGTAAACTGTCTTGTGCTATCGCCAGTAAACCCAATTCCACGGTCAAGGTCTGCAATTATTGTTGTTGAGTCTCTTAATAACGCTCCCTGTCCATAATTATCGCCAGAAGTTTCAATGCCACCAATATTTCCAAAAACAAAAACTTTATTTGAACTTGACGATGGTGTTATAGATGCTGAAACTCCTATATCGGCCAAAGTAGCACTGGTTGTTGTAAAGGTAGTAGTCGTGGAACCATGTACAACTTGAAGGATTTTCCCTGCACTAATACCAGTTCCAGAAACACCGCTATTGGTAATCTGCATACGTTCAACACCACCAGTTGAAAACTTGATAGTGTCAGCAGAGGGAAATGTTATACCTGTATTACTATCTGTTCCTGTTAAAGCCGGGGCAGAAACCGTTCCATCAACCCCAGAAATACCAGTAGTGCCGTTAATGTTTAATGCCATAATTACAAGATAACAAGTATTGCGCCACTTGGCACGGTCACGGTAACACCGCTATTGATTGTTGGACTTACTGTATGGGCGTGTTTGTTTGATGTCAAGGTATAACTTGTAGTTACAGCTTGGTCGCTTTCAAAAAATACTTCATCACTTCCGCCCCCGGTTGCTCCCGCCCCGCCACCTACAGCAGCGAAAGCCGAGCCGTTATATATTTCTGCTGAACCTAAAGTACTGTTAAATCTAAGCTCTCCTGTTGCGGGACTTCCGGGACGTTGCGCCGTTGTACCAACTGGTATTCTCAACGCACCTGTATAATTATGAACAACAGAACCAGTAAAAGTAGCACCAGCCAGAGGGGCTAGACCAAAGTTTGTTGTACCCACCGGGCCAACAGTTACATACCCATTATTGCTTGCGTTTCTAATTTTTAAATTTCCATCTGATGTATCAACGTGCCATTGGTAGGCAAAATTTGTTGTTAATGCACCAGAATTACTATTGTTAGATGCAATCGCTTGCAGAACATTATTTATGTCGGCTCTCACGGCAGAGCCAGTTCCGTTATCAATTACAAAATCATGTTGGGCCATGGCGTTTAGGTTCCTTTACCAAATCCTACCGCTTGATAGTTGAAATTTCTATCTATACTAGCATTTGATGAATTTTTAAAGTGTACTGTAAACCCTGTTGAGGAAATATTTGACAAAACGAAATAATCCCCAGAGGCCATATTGCTTGCCGTAATCCCTACGCTTGGCAAACTACTATTGTTGCCACCAAGAACTGAAGTTCCTGTAAAAAATGGAGAACCAAAGGTAACATTTTTCGCCCCGGCTCCTGATGCTATCTCTGTATTGCTCTGTTCTGTTCTTCTTTGGAAAGATGCTGTATAACCTAATTGGGTTACTTTGATGTCCTGTGCGGGGTCATTTGAGTTCAAAACAGCGCGAAACTGAAAGCCCCTACCCTTAAATGTGCCGTTGGCAAACTTTCTGAAATCTGTATAAGTTGGAGAACCAGAACTAGGATTATCGGAAGTGGTTCGTACAAATAGTTCTGCATTTACGTCTACAGCCTCTGTGCCATCGAAGTTAGTCCATGTATCAAGGTTTGCTGTTCTGGAATCGAAAAGGTCAGAGGGGTAAAAACCTTCAGTTAGAAAATGTCGTTTAAGATCAAGGCTAAATACAGCGCCAAGGTCAAGCGTATCTTTGAAATCATAAGTTCCTGTTGGTACTATGCCACCGAAATCATCTAAAGAACCTACAAGGTCAAAGTTGGTAATCTGGTCGAAACTACCACCACCAACTAGATTAAGGCTGTTTGTTGTTGCGTCAAAAGCTACGTTAGTCAAAGTACCTTGATATTTTGGATTGTCTAAATCTTCTCTGCGCGTCTGGCTTACCAAAACACCTTGAGTATCAGGCAAATCTACAATTATTGAAGTCTCGCCAGCGCTGAAACGCCCTCCATCATCTTGAAATTTTAAGATATATTCTCCTTCAATTAACGGTACAACCGCAGAGGTAGTATTTCCAGCAAGCCCCGGTATGAGATCAACTGCATTGGTAAAAGTACCGTTACCATTGGTCAGCGTACTGTGTCGTACATAAACACGCCCGCCATGAATTACATCAACATCTGTTGATAAATCCCAATTCAATCGAATATTTTTTGAATCTACTGGCTCAGATGTTAAATTTTGTACGTTACCCGGAACAGCAGTTTTGCCAACAGCGTTAAAAGTTGTGTCTGTTGAAGTAGGGCTAATTTCTAGCGCAGCGTTGTAACTGAATACTTGGATTTCGTATGTACCAGCTTCAGTATTGAATATTTCGTAGTCAGGACTTGAAACCGTCTGACTTGTATAGTTCCCATTATTGAAACGATAATTTACTTGATATTGAGTAACGCCAAGTATCGGTTGCCAGCTTATGATTAATTTTGCTACCGCTTGATTATTTATTTCTACAATTTTTTCAGAAACAGTTAAAGCGTTTGGCGGGTCAGAGGGCTGGTTAAGAACAGAAACTGTTCGATCAGGTAATGATATATTTTCTTCAATAAAGGCATATTTTTCATTAACGTACGAAAGCGCTGTAATGGTGTAATTTATTCCGTCATTTTCTTGAACGTCTATAACTCTAAATTTTTGTGCCAATACCGCAGTATTTTGAATTAGCCAAACTGTGTTTACGTTTGGGGTAGTTGATAATGCACTTTCTAAAGTGACAACAGCACCAGAAACGCCTGTTACGTTCTTGGTTTCAACTGTCCCATCAGGCATAATTATGCTCATTGTGGGACTATTTGTTGTAGGTAAATCCGTAGCTGAAGTATCGTCTACTGTTATTTGAGTTGTTGTTGCAGCGTTTACCCTGCCTGATCTTCTAACCCCTGCCCTAACTGGGTCATTAATTTCTATTACGCTACCGGGTCTAACGATAATACCAGAATCTATAGAGGTATTAAAGTTCACGACCTCACTTTCATTATTTTCGCTGAAAAGTATTGCCCGCCCGAATCTGTTCGCCTGACCACGAGAAGTACAGGCAAAAGCCCTAACTTGTTTTACAACAGTGCCTATCTTGTTTATCAACGCGCTATCTTCCACCACTTCATAATCAATGTCCTGTGAATCCATGTTGTAATACGCCACAGAAATAACACTATGTCTTGTTTTTAAACTACTGCCAGAATATTTAAAACCCTCTTCGTCTACATTTGCCAAACTGAAAAGGTAACTTGCATCAGTTGGTTTATCTTGAGTTATAGTAATCGTACCAGCTGACCAGATCGGCATACAGCGCATAACCCCGGCTAATTCATTTATAAGATCGAAAGCCTCGTTAGAGTTCTGAATATTTACGTTGCATGAAAACCTTGCTTCTTGTCCTCCCCTACCGTCATTAACCAAAGTATTAGCAAACTTGGAAGCCTCTACAAAAGAAAATAAATCAAGATTACCGTCAACGATATGATCGCCAAAACCATAACGTGTATTAGTAATAAGGTCGAGCAATATTAAGGCTGGGCAACTTGTCCATTGTGCAGCGCCCATAGTGCCATTAAAGATATAATTAGCGGGATAAACGACCCTTCCAGTTGCAAGGTCGATTGTTGGCGTCCCAGAGCCACCCGCACCAGCACCCGGAATCCTTACCTTGATTCCTCTAAGTCTGAATTTTCGCCTTGGTATTGAACTGAACTGCTGTGAATCTAATCTTAAAGAAAGATATGCAGAGTTAGCGTAAACCTGTTTGTCGTCTATGATTTCTGCAAAGCTGGTCCATTGAAAAGCATTAATTAAACTTGAACTTGTTGAATCAGCCGTAACTCTAACCACCCTTATATCTACAGGAAAAACACCAGTTAAATTTATTCTGTATTCTTTTTGATATGCGTCAGCGGTTCGTCCTGTAATGGTATCTGAAATAATATCTGAAAATCCACCGCTGTTATATTGAACTTGAATTTTTAAATCTACGGTAGAACCAAGCAAATCGCCTTTGTCTGTTGCTTCTTGAATCTGAGGAAAAGTGATAACAATTTTTGCAGCGTCTACATCACTGTTTGTTAAAGTTCTGGTAACAGGACTAGCAGCAGTAACAGTTACACCAACAGCTGTTAGCGATTCACTAGACTCAATCCCACTCATTGCGGTTTGATTAGAGGTCCCAAACCGTGCGTCAAAACCTACATCTTGAAAATTAAAATCAGTTGTTGCGGGACTAGCTGAATTAGCAGTTGATTTTAATATTGGGGTATCGTTTAAAAAAATATCTTTTTTGAAAGCATTGTTGTAAGCGGCGGTTCCTTTTGTAAGACCCTCTTTAGAAGCACTAGCCGAACCCTCTATTTCTCCCTCAGAAACAAGGTCAAGTAAAGTAGCAAACTGCTTGCTGTGCAGTGTATCTGGCGTTCTTGTTGGTTGTGGTGGCGTGGGCGGTGGTGGTGGACCCCCTGAACCTCTAATAATTTTTTTTGTCATGCTGAAACTTGGTGTGTATCAACACCAGCTGAAATTACAACTGACCCGGTAAAAATTTCTCCATATACCAAAGGTACAGGAGTACCAGCCCTGCTTGTATTTTGCGTGCCACTAAAACCGAATGAAATTCTTGGGTCATTGGGCGATGAAAATTCTGGCATTTTTGGCTTAGGAAATAACATATCTGAAACACCACCAATAACCATTGCAGCACCGACAGCACTTGTTAAAGTACCAATACCAGTTAATATTCCACCTTTGACAGCGGCAGCACCACCAAGACCATAAGTACCAAACATACCAGCACCGGGAAAAAGAAAGGAAGCACCAATTAGTGCAGCACCAGTTAAAATTCTACCCATATTACCCCCCGCGCCAGTTACAATAGGGACAATATGTACTGTTGATTGGCCTATCGGGTCGTTTATTTGTGTTTCGTCAATCTGATCTTGATTAATTAGAACTTTATAAGTTTTATCGGCCATGTGTTTTTCTAGCTCTGGAAAGTTAGTTATTAAAAATCTCATAGTTTGGCCTACGCTGTTAACGTGTGCCTCCAACTCTTCGTAGCCTAAAAAATCTTTTAAAGGCCCATAAAATTTAATTTTCTTTAACATAACGTAGCCTTTTACCTGTGCATTTTAGCAGCCATTCAGAATATGGCTCTCTTGAACTCAGCCTATCGGCTAAGTGATGCAAAACTTCTCCACCTAAAAAGATTGCAACATGATTTAACCCGGGGTGCAAGATCGACATAAACAACAAATCTCCTTTCTCTAATTTTTCATCGCGTCTAAGTTCTCTAAAACCTGTACGCCAAGCGCACCTCTCAAACATTGGATTTTCTAGAAACTCTTCTGGGGTAACAGGTCTTTCCCAATCTCTAAGCTCAATATTTTTTTCTTCTTTGTACCAATCTCTCACAAGGCTCCAACAATCTGTAACGCCCCAACACCAAGGACGTCCAATTAAAGGCGGTTTGTAACCTGTAGGCTCACAATATCCCCATTTTTCTGTTTTTGGATTAACAATATGCCAAGGAATACCACTATCTTCACAACTGATCTTATCGGCCTCGCTAGGGGCTGGGGGTGTAGTTGGGTGTGAATGTACTATCGCAACGATTTCTCCCGCATTATCAGCCTTTACATAGTCAACCGGGTCTAAAATAAAACATTGTTGTTGCGTCATTGATAAATTTCCGCAAGGAAAATAAGTTTTTTTTCCTTTTTTGATAATCAACAGACCTACACTTTCTTTAGGGTCTTGCTCCTTTGCGTGTTCTAATGCCGCAATTTTCCAATCCATTATCCAGTTACCAAACCGATTGAGGGAAACTCAGCCCGAGTGCATTGTCTTTTTGGCGCTCTAACGCCAGCCATATCACTTGGCGCAGCTAATTCAAAACTGACAACTTCTCTATTTTCTGATGCTTTTCTATCAATCTGAAATATTTCTCTTGGATATTCTGCCGTTGGGTCTGGTGTACCTAGTGGATTTACTTGAGTTGTTGTAGAGCTAGTTGTTGTTGTCGTTGTTGTATTGGGATTATTCATTGTGATTGTATTACCCATAGCATTCCCATGAACTGTGCAATAATACCTCAAGTCTGATGGTGCATCTGGGTATGGAGGTTGAAAAGTTACAGAACTACCAGCAGACCCCTGCGTTCCAGCAACAGTAACTCCTGTTGAATAAGATGCTCCTGAGTTTTGTTTTATTCTTAACGGGTGTCCACTATTTGAAGAATCTGACTGATCAAAAATGTAAGTTGACCCACGTTTCATAGTTATAACTGGATTATTTACACCATTTAAAAGAAATATATTCACACCTCCGACATTTTGAACCGTTACCGTATAGGTTACTGTTTCTGCGTCTGCGGGGTCAGCAATCGTTGTTGTGGTAGTAGTTGTAGTAACTGTAGGTTCAAAGTTAACAGCATCTAAAAATTTTGCCTGTGTTCTGATTCTAGTAAAAGTCGCCCCGGTCAAATCATTACCAACAGTTGTACCATTTACGTTTAAAAGTATTGCTGTAATAGTTCCCAAAGCATTACTGATTGTGACGGTAGGGCGTGGAATTTGACCACGCTTGTATGCGAAGCCCTCCGCTTCAACTGGAAACCTTAAATACTCATTGCCAGCCCAGACAATTTTTCCATTGGCATTAAGGTTAGAACCAGCGTGAAATCTATAGGTTGTTGCTGAACCATGTAGCGTTGCATCGGTTGTGATTGTGAAAAGCTCAATTACAGCACTAGGATTGACGTTCTGTAAATCGCTAATAATACCCGCTGTACTCAAGGCTCAAACACCTCCCTAAATGTAGTGTTAATTCTTGCTCTGTTTAAATAAGTGATCGTTTTTGACCAACTATCACAAACAAATTTTTGACTTGATGATTCTCCCGGTGCTGTGAAATCAAAACTAGCGTTATCATCTGCCCTAGCGTCTAAAAAAGTTTCTATTGTATCTGCGTCCGTTTCGCTGACTTCAAATGTAAAAGTATAAATTTTAGGATTTTTATGCGCTGCAAGGCCAAATGTAATTCTATGCTCGTAACCGTCAGCAAACTCTATAACTTTCTTTACTGGGGAACTACGTTTAACAACTCCATATTGAGGGTTGATCGAGGGAAAAGTAGCCATTATGCTAATAAACCTCCGGGTCTTTGCTGTCTAATTAGTTCTGATTGTATAGCAGATGCTAGAACCCTGCCAAAGTCTCCCGCCCTTTGGTCGTCTCCTTGGACGTTTGACCCGCTTGCATCAACGTTAACAACGATACTTGTACCACCTCTGCTATTTGGGCTAATCATACCGCTAGAACTTGGGGTAAATATCTCGGGGCCTTTTTCTCCTACTAAATAACTAGAACCCTTTAAAGCTGCACCACCTACAGACTTACGACCACTTAAACTAAAGAAATCCCCAATACCACCACCTAAGCTCCCGAGGAAAGCGTTTACACCATATTGAATCAAAGACCTCTGTATCTGTCCAAAGACCGCTGAAGCGACTTCTCCAAGCGTTCTAGTGCCATTTATTGCACCTTCGATTGCATTAACCAAACCGTTTCTTATTGCCATTGACATATCTGTATAAAGTTGTGTTAACTCTGCGACCTGATCGTACTCTTGACCACTTGTGCTTAGTATTTGTTCAATCAATGAAAGTCTTTCTTTTGTTGGGTCTACTTGTTTTGTAACTTCTGCTGTTATACCTTCCTCTGCCTTAAGTTCTTCCATTTTTAGCTGGATTCTTGTAATTAAATCCATTGCAAGCCCTTGTATGCTCTCTGCCTGTTCTGTATTTGGCCCGCCCGGTCTTGTACGTGTAGTTTGATTCTGTATTCTTTGTACCAACTTGTTCATTCTTTCAAGTTGTTTAATGTCTGTTAGTCCTTCTGGGGACAGTCCAGTTAGAGCATCTTCAAATCTGTCTAATGCAGCCGACTCCATTCCAAACGTCATTTGTGTACCGCCTAAAGCAAGCTGTCCCGCAGCGCCACCTAAGTTAAGGTCTTGTATTAAGGCAATAGCTTCCGAGGTTTTTGAGACTATGTTGCCAACCACTTCTAAAATATCTTTCAACGCTGGGCCAAGTGCTTTGTCCAATACCCGCACCAAATTACCGATTTGTTTTACTAGGTTGTTGAACTGTTGTGATAACGTGCCTTGAAACTCATTTGTAGCATCTAAAGCAACACCAGAGGCGTTCGCTTGATTTATAAGATTTTCATTGAATTTAACAAGGTCGTCATTAATTAATGGAAATACAGCTTTCATAGCTTCTACACTTCCAAACAGTTTTGCCAACTGATCTGTTGTTGCCCCACTAGCTGCAATTTGTTCTAATATTCCTCCAAAACCTTTTGACTCTAGTGCTGCTGCGTTGAACTCAATCCCTAATTTTTTCGCTATTTTTTCTGCTTCCCCGGTAGGTTTTAATATTGATACGATTGCTTGGTTTAATCCTGTAAAAGTTTGCTCTACCGGGACACCTTGCGCTGTAACAGTTGATATTGCTGCGTTTAATTCATCAATACTTATACCAGCTGATTTTGCGGTAGGTGCGATTCTACCTATTTGTCTTGCATATTGGTCAACAATAATTTTACCGTCATTTTGTGTTTGTATAAATCCATCTACTATCTTGGTAGCCTTATCTGCCTCTAAACCATAGGCGTTCAAAACACTTGTTACCGCGTCAGATACCGTCCCTAAATCTGACATACCACCAACAGCACCCAAGGCTGAAGCCTCAAGTACTTGTGATGCTTCCGCTGCATTTGTAAATCCAGCAGAGGCAACGTCATAACTAGCGGCTAATAACTCTGTCTGTGAATATGCGCCTTCAAGACTATTGCTTAAATGTAAAAGATTATTTGAAAGTACGTCTACGTCAACCCCTAAAGTTCTTACTGCTGTTCTT